CGCCACCCCCTGCGCCGTGGTAGTAGTGGACCACGAAGTTGACCCCACGAAGGTTGTCGTGTTGTACTCGGATGTCAATGGTTCCGCCGTAGCCGCCGACCTCAACCGCTGACCCTGTGGCGTAGTTCAAGGTGCTTGCGAAGCGTTGCAGGATGTCGGTTTCTTGGTGGTGGATGATGGAGGTTTCGTGGTTCCCGTAGCCAACTAGTAGCAGGTTCTTGGCGTACGGTGCAAACCATTCCACGGCGGTATTCACAATAGAATCCAAGTAGCGGGCGTTGTTGTGTTCTTCCCGTATGTCTTCCTTGCTCCGTCTTGGGTCGCCCTTTCCCTGCATCAAACAAAAAAAGTCACCGTTTACGATGACTCCTGCGTTGCGCCGTTGGGCTTCCTTTAGGTGGTTGGTCAGCAAACCCCTATCGCAATGGGGGTTATCCCAGTGCAGGTCGCTCATTAAAAGAAACTCCTGCCCCGATTGGCAGGTGATGTCGTGGATGTTTCGGCTGTGCTTGGTGAGTGGTAGAATCATTGCATGGCTTTTAGTGTTGCGTTCTCGGATTCAAGGGCGTGGATAGTAGTTTCCAAACACTCAATCCGTTGACGCAAAACTAACAACTCATTGCGTAATTCTGTTAACTCTTTGTTTTGTGCTTCGGCGGTTGCCTGCCACATAGCAAGGACCGCTTGCGCTTGCTTGACCTGGAGGGAATCCGCCGTGAAGCGTCCCCGTGTTAGCCAAGCAACTGCACCCCCAACGATAGCGGACATGGACCCGATGATAGTGGTTTCTATCAGGTTCACGCCTTCGGTGCTTCGGGTTTACCCTTTACTTTCTCCACGGCCATCCAACCAACTGATAACAAAGTAATTATCGCACCGATAATTTCGGTCAAAGTGGCGGTATCAATGACACCTTTGGCGACGAGTGTGCCGCCGATGAATGTGAGTAAGTGACGGAGCAGAGCGATGATGGCTGATTGCATAAAGTTGGGTTTGTTAGGGTTGCGCTTAAATAGTCCCATGATTGTAAATGTTATTTGCTTTGCGGTGTTGCAAATTCTTTGTAGTCAGCGGCGTATTGGTCGTCCCATCCGAGGAAGGAATGCACCCCGCAAGGCGTGGGCCAAACGATGTAGGGGTTGAGCGATGCAGGACAATCGTCTTGGAATAACACATCAACGCAGACGGTGTTATCTATCTCACCAACTGGCACGGCAAAGTCCAGCGGTTGCAGGGATGCGAGCAAATTGTCAGCGGTCGCTTGGTCGGGGAATGCAAATTTGCGGAAGGTGGCCATTGTTAGGGGGTTGTCAGCGTTGCGAGTTCAGCGTCGGTGAGGCGGGTGGTGTATAAAGCAGCAGCACGGATGCGGGCATTTAAAAATGAAGAACTTCCTGTGTCTTCAATTTTACCGAGGTTTACCATCGTCAAAGATGCGGGAAATGTTGCACTCGTCCCGCTCACTACTGCACCACCATCAATGCTTGCAAATAAATTACCGCTCACGCCATTTTGTTGATATGCAAAAGCAATTTTGTGATACCCGCTGGTAAGGTTTCCAAGAAGAATATTTGTGGCTTGAATTTGCGCTCTCCATTCTCCATTTAGATATAACAACATTATACGATTTAGTTGACTACCATCCGATAGTGTCAATAACCTTCGGGTGGTTGCATCATTTGTTGCTTCAAATTCGGCGTACATCGTCCCCTCCGTCTGCCCGATGGACCCGCTGACCGCTCCGCTCACGGATACCACATCTGCGCTTCGGCTGCCGCTTGCGGCGGTGGTGGGGATATAAGAAGTCGCCACCGAGCCTGTTTCAAGTTGTGCGCCCCAAAGGTCAACGCTGACGCTTTGGTTTGCCGTATAGCCTCCACGATTACCAATATATACAGGATTATTTCCCGAAGTCAAACCCGTTTCCGTGCTTGTATATCGCACCCAAGAACTTGTCAATGAACCCGAAACAAGTGTGTTTCTTGTCCTGATGTAAAACTGCTTACCGACATCGCCCGACGCCGTAGCCTTTGCGTACACGCCAAAAGTGTATGTTCCGCTTGTCGGGAAATTTATGACTTGCTCAAGTTGGCTAAAATTTGCAGTACCCGATGTTGCCGAGCCTCTATCAAAAACAACGGTGTCCGCAGTCGTTGTGCCGTCAGGTGCAACCACGGCGTTTGCGGTGATTACAGGGAGCAAACCCGTACCTCCTGAAACACGGGTCCAAGTCGTGTTAAACGCTTCACTCTGCAAGCAAAGGTTGGTCCCCGCAGGCTCCACCAAAAGCGCAGGACACCCCGCCGTTCCGCCGCTGGTGTAGTAGTCCAAGCGAGGGATGCCCGAAGCAACGGATTCAATCAACCCCGCAGAGTTGTACCTCGTCGCAGTCGTGTTGCGGGTAACGGTGAAGTCCCCCGCCCCGCTGGTTGGGATTTGGGAGTATAGTTTCCCAGTCTTTGAACGATAGGGGACGATTAAGAGTGATGGTGCTGCGGGCATTAGTCTAAATTATAGGTTCGCACTTGGAGGCAGTTTTCAAAAAGGGTTTCTTTTGCGGTGGCTGAATCGGCATCGCAGCGGGAATTAAACACCGCCCACACCGTGTCCGTCCAAACAAAGAAATTGTAATCTTGGAAGGTGGCAATGAATCGGGCTTGCAGGCAGTCGTTGCTTGCGGTTTCGGGAGCGGTTGCGCCGTCAGCAGATGCACGGACATTGAAGGCCGCCCAATAAGGGTTGCCCGAACCGCCGAGAATAAGCGAGCGGGGATAGCCGTATCCGTAGCCTAAAAACATCGCTTACAGGAATGTATATCCGATGACGCTACCCACCGATGGAGTGACCGCCGTAATCTTGCCGCCGTTGCGGCCCGAAATAACTATTCCAGCGGACACGGACTTGCCACTCATGGCGTAAGCGGTTAGAAGGTTTTCACCTCCCGTACCTGTAAGGGTCGTGAAGGTTGCGGCGGCGTTCACCACGATAAAGTCAAAGTTCTCGCCCGTGACGGCAGCGTCCACGAATTCCATCGTGCCGCCTTGGCCGAGCATTTGTTGTAAAATAGGTGTAGGCATTGCTTGGGGTATTTAGGGTAAATGTAGGTTAGGCAGGAATTTCACAAACGGAGTGAGAGTACGGCAGTTGGAATGACAGGGTAGCCACCCATCCTGCGGTGCGGTCATCTCGGCTCTCTACAAACCTCGTCAAGGACACGCTGGTACTTAGGGTCCACTCTTGCGTTGGGTCGTTTGTAAGGGCTGAAATGAAATCCTGCGCTATTTGCAGTTGGTCGCTCAAAACCTCGTCTTCGTTGTCTTGCCAGCCGAGCGTCGGGCTTCCCGAAACCACGCCACCCATCGTGGCAATGGATTCAACACGGTCAGAGAAATATACACCAACCACCAAATTGAGAGTGCCGCTATCAGTAGACGCTGACTGCACATCCGCAAATACCAAAGGATAGACGATTCGCTCACGGCTTGGGGTTCGCAGGTTTATCGTGTTGTCGGTCCCGATTGCAAGCGGGTCCCCCGTCCCGAACGAGTTTACTTGAGGGTGGGCATTTGCAAGAGCAAGGAGTGCCTGCTTGATTTTTATCCAAGACATATTTTTGGAGTTTCAGAATGTTTTTTGCGTGTGCGCCCATCGTTAGCAGTTGTTGCAGTAGGGGTCGTAACCGTAGGGCCAAGGGCGGTCAAGTCCAGCACCACGGCGCAGGGTCCGAGCGTCCAAGGCCATGCCTGTGTTGTAGTTCGTGCCGTTCGGGTAAATAGTATCAAGAGCCGATGGCGGTGAGTTGAATAGCGGATAGTTGGCCTTCTGCTCCATGAGGTAGCGGGTGATGCGCTCGGAGTACCACTCGGCATCGTTCTTCACTTTGTCGGTGAGGCGGGTGATTTCGTCCATGCTCATCTGCGAAGATTCTTCGCTGGTTCTGCGGACCATGCCCTTGTTCATGTACTTGAACGCAAGCACCATCGGAAGTTCATAGTAGAGCCATTGCACCATGGCGGGTTGGATGTAGTCCTCCAATAGCGTCGTGTTGAGTGCCGTAGTCGTGCCGCTGACCACTTGCGTCACCATTTCCGAGTACAGGGCAGACCCAACGATTGGCTGAATGCGCATTTCCTGCACCTTTACGATAGTAGGCCGAATCTGCGTAAACGACACATTCTCGTTTATGACCGAGTTGTCCAAGAGCGTCTGCTCGCTTATGAATAGTGCCTTCATGCTTTTGAAATTTTGTTGCCCTTACGAATGACCAACTGCTGCTCCCACACATGGCGGCATTGCGGCCTGTTCACTCCGCTGGCCGTGTGATACCAACCGCCTCTGCGATTCCACACGGAGTAGCCCATGATGTTGGAAATACCATTGATATCGTCACGGGTATAAACTTTCCCAGCGTCAGCCAAGTCCAACATGACCTTGCAGAACTCACGGCTGGTCTTCTTATCCTTGTTGCTAAACCCTGCGGCCCATGCGTATTTATAGCGGACTTCCAATACTGGCTCGGCCACTTCCTTGATGTTTTTGGGCAAGCCCTGCTCGGCAATTTGGTCCACGGCACGAGCGATGGGGTAGCGGTCTTTGGTAATCAAGTAAGCAACCCGCTTTGCAACCTTCGCCTTGCTGACCCCGAACTCCTTGGCCATTTCTTCCACGCTTGCGTCCCGATTCTTTTTGCGGTAGGCTTCAATTTTCTTGTCAAGTTCTTTTTCTTCCTCGCCAAGTTCAGCGAAGGCTTGACGCACTTGGTCGTCTAAGTCGGTGTCAAACCGCATTGGCTTGGAGTGCATGACAACATACTCGTCGCTGCTGCTCCCAAACTTACTTGCGACCACCTCCAAGACCTTGAACTCCTCCTCGCCCCATCCGTAGTCCTCGCTATCTTCTTCGCCCCATGTAGGCTCGCTGAATGCTTGATCCTGCACACCGAGCAGGGTGTTCACTTCTTCGGGGGTTAGACCGAAACCAGCGGATAACATCGTGCGGGCCATCTCCAGCGTGATTTTCTCCTGCGCATAGTGACGGACGATTCGCATGAGGTTTTGGTACTCACGGCCCGACAATTTCTTGATGTTATCGTTGCTTAGTTGTGCAGGTGTTTGCGGTTGTTCGTCGGGTTGGGGATTGGGTCCAACCACATCGGCAGGTTGCTTTTCCAATGCAGGAAGGCCCGCTTTCTCACGGAGTTCTTCGGGGGTCATGATTTGCAGCAGGGTTTGCTCGGATAGTCGCTCCGTGATAGGCTCCACGGGAATCAACTCCATGCCCTCCACGCCATTGAACGAACCCAAGTAGTTAATCATCCGCTCTACCTTCCGCACTCGGTCGTTCACATAGGTGGCCTTGAATAGTTCGTACGCCTCCACCAGTTCCTGCCTGCCTCCCAGTTGGCCTTCGGTCTTCACGCCGAATAGCATGGGGTTCACGACACGGTGGCTGATGAAGATTTCCGACTGGATGGCTTTGTTCAAAATCTCAAACTGCTTGTCCATGTCGCTCGGGGTCAGCGGTTCCAAGGTGGGAGCCTTTGAAACATCGTCGTTGAAGGTGACCACAAAGCGGCCAGCATTGTCGGTCCCGCTGAACTTGCGCTTGATTTGCCGCTCAATGTCACCCTGCTCTTCGGGGGTCGGGATGCCGTTGTTGAAGTTTATCAAATACCCGCCCCAAAAGTTATTGCGGAGGTTGTTGTTGTGAAAGTTGGATACCTGCACATCCGCTTCTATCCAAGCCAACCCCCCCATGTATTCGGGGAGCGGATAGGACTTCACGCCAGCGGCATAAACCCGATAGTAGAACAGTTGCTTACCGATTCGGTTGTCTGCATCAAAGGCGGGGATTTTCTCTACATCTCCAATTTTGGGATAGAGTTGGACCATTGCATCGTCGTACCAATCGGCCACTTGGAACATCCGTTCCTCCTTGTCCACTCGGATTTTTTCAAAGGGGATGTGTTCCATCTTCGCAATGGTTCCCATCTTGTTCCATGTCACCGCAACCGCAAACCCGTTGAATAGTTCCAAGTCAAGGACCAATTTTTCGATGATGTCGTTGAGGTCGTCATGCTCGGACAGCCCGTCAAAAAACTTGGCGTAGCGGGCCTCCTGCT